ATTTTATTTATGACATTGCAGTAGAATCTAATGACGATGAATCTGAAAATAGAAAAAATAAAGGTTCAACAACAAGAAAATCTAAAAAACCATTTGGCATGCCTAAACTTGCAGAAATAATTGAATGCAGGACTGAAAGTATTGCAACAGTATTTAGTTGGATAGGTGTCCAAGATAAATCATTAGTACAAGTTAAACAAATAGCTGATGACTCTATGGGTGAAATTGTCGAGTATGGTGAGGACAGATATAAAATAGAAGTAACAGGAAAATTAGAAGGGAAGTCTTTTACGAAAACAATCACAATTGACGGACCAACACTTATGAACCAATTAAAGTTTTATGATGCTGTTGTAACTCAAGCTCAAGTTTGGATTCCAAAAATGAAAGCGGCACAGTTTGAGGAGATTATGAGAATGAAATTTGAATCAAGAACTAAATCAAAAGACTACGTGGCAGAAGCTGCAGAGTCTAATAAGATTAAGAAACATTTTACTAATTATATTAAACTGAAAAAAGCATATACAAGTAAATCAGAATTATTTAATTATGGAAACCCTTATTTAAATCAACGGGCTAATGAATTAGAATTTAGTTTAAATGGGTTTGAGGATTATTTAGAAGAACAAAGAGTGAGTTACAAAAAACGAGTAGATCTTGTACTTTTAGTACAAGACGTATTAAATGCTAAAAGAAAAACAGGGACCTACCTAACAAAATCTTTAGTTTCTTGGGTAATAAAGGATCCTGAAATTCAAAATGAAGATATTCTGCTAGCAGGGAAAAGTGAAGAAACGGAGGAAATAAATTTTGAACAAGCCTAGATTTATTGCAGGTCCTCCAGGTACAGGTAAAACTCATAAATTTATTGTAGATATGTATATGAAAGCTTTAGAAAAATATACTCCTGAAAAAATTATAATTTTATCTCATACTAACATAGCAGCTAATGAAATTAGAGATGCTATTTTTGATTTAAAAAATTTAAAAAATGAAGAAGGACATTATATATTTCCACAATTACGAGGGATTACTAAAAAAGCAATGAAGCATAGAGTATGTACCATCCATACTTATTGCAAAAGTAGATTATTAAAAAAAGAAATGTTTAATTTACACAATCATAAAGAATTAATAAACAAAGATAGTCGTTTTAATCTCCACAGGGAAGACGACATACAACGTAAACATAGATTTTATAAATACTTATCAGACGCTGACGGACATGGAGAAACTTTAGATAAGTATTGGATTAAATGCAATCAAAAATCTTTTGATCCATATGGTTTAACATTAATTAAAGAGTTACTTCCACTTTATGAAAAATATAAAAAGGGTCACAATCTTTGTGATTTCTCTGATATGATAAATAATTTTACACGTCAAACGTATAATGAAAAAACTAAACAACTGGAAGACGATGTAAAAGATCCAGATATAGATATGTTAATTATAGACGAATGTCAGGATTGTAATGTACCTCAAAGAAAAGCTATTGATAAAATGGCAAGAAACGTAAAAGAAGGCCATTACTATTTAGTTGGAGATGCAGATCAAACCTTATTTGAGTATTCAGGATCAGATGCAAAATATTTTCACAACTTAGCTGCAAATCCTTATTATGAATTAAAAGAAGGCAGTAGATGTGGTGAAGCTATTAATACATATTGTAAATCGATCATACACGATGTTTGGGAGGAGTATAAGTCTCATAGAGTGTGGACTCCAGCAAAATATCAAGAAAAGCATAAAAAGGGCCATATAGGGGAAGTCATTAAAGGAACAGGTTATTATTTACCAGATTTAAAACCATCGGGAAATTTAAATAAGCTTTTAGATAAAATTAAAAATACTGAGGAAACATTTCTATTTACTTATAGAGGAACTCCAAGCGATGTACGTTGTACAGATTTCCTTATGGCACAAGGTATAGAATTTGCTCCAGTAAGTAAGCCTGCATTTGTAATTAAAAAAGAATTAAGAGCTCACAAATTATGGCCAGAGTTTATTAAAGGTATTCCAATGGATCTTACTCAGATAAAACATTTTTGTGAATATTTAAGTAAGGATTTGATTATTGGAGATAAATCTAAAGCAACAGAAACTATTAAAAAATGGATTAAAAAAGATTACACTGTGGATTATTTAATAGATAATAAATTACTGAAATCTACTTGTAAGGGACATAAGGATTTTGATCTAATAAGAGCACCGGTTAACAAACATAAAGAACGAATGGAATATATAAAAAAGGTTTTATATAAAGGTTTTGATTTTGATAAAAAAGTTAGAGTTGAATATGCAAACATTCATACTGTTAAAGGTTTAACATATGATAATGTTATTGTTGACGAAACTATCGTTAATAAAGATCCTTACTTCACTTCAAGAAGATTACAATACACTGCATACAGCAGAGGAATTTTTGACTATTGGAGATTAGCAAAAATGTCCGGAAAAAAATACTTCACAATAGGAAAGAAAAATGAGTGCTTATAAAAAACAAGTAGGAGGATCACATTATAAAGATATGGCGATTCAACCAGCAGATTTTATTAATAAAAACAAATTACTTTTTGCAGAAGGAAATGCAATTAAATATATTTGTAGACATCAGTCAAAGGGTGGATTACAAGACATAGAGAAAGCTATTCACTACTTAGAAATGATAATAGAAAGGGATTATAAATAATGTGTGACGTTCCACAACTCAATGAGTTAAATTTAGAAGGTATTGATATTGTTGCAATTGACTTAGAGACTTACGATCCTAATTTAAAAACAAAAGGATTAGGCGCTGTAAGAAAAGATGGTTTTGTTACCGGTATTGCAATCGCTACTAAGAACCAGACTTTTTATTTCCCTATCGCTCACCACATGACTGAGAATTTAAATACCAAAGAAACTTGGGCTTATTTAAATGAAAAGATATTTCAAAACAAAAATATACGTAAGGTATTTCATAATGCTATGTACGATGTATGTTGGATTAGATCAGCAACTGGAGATATGCTTAAAGGAGAGCTATTAGATACCATGATTGCAGCATCAGTTATTGATGAAACTAGAATGAAATATTCTTTAGATTCTATCAGTAAAGATTATTTAAATGAAACTAAATACAAATATGATTTAGCTGAAAAAGTTTTAGAGTGGTCTAATGGAATGATAAAAGATCCAATGTCTAATATGCACAAACTGCCTCATCATTTAGTAAAAGATTATGCAGAACAAGATGTTAATTTAACATTAAAACTGTGGAGCCTATTTGAAAAAAAATTAGATGAAGTATTATATACAAAAACTAATCCAGATGGAAGTAAAGAATATAAAACATGTAGAAAGATATTTGAATTAGAAACTAAATTATTTCCTTGTTTGGTTGACATGAAGTTTAAAGGCGTTAGGATAGATGTCGAAAAAGCTAAGACACTTGGAAAACTTCTAGAAAAACGTAGGGATAATTTATTAAAAATTATTAAGAAACATACTAATGTTGATGTAGAAATATGGGCTGCTTCTTCTATTAAAGCTTTGTTAGAGCATGAGAAAATTACCGATTACGAAAAAACAAAAGATAGGAAGAAAAAATTAAAAGATAAAGATGGTAAAATTCTTCTTGATGAAAAAGGGGAAGCTAAAATAGAATTAGTTCCATCTACTACTCCTAAACTTCCAAAAGATTATTTAAAGACTCATGAAAATCGTTTCTTAAGAATGATTGTAAAAGCTAGAGAATGTGACAAAGCTAAAAATACTTTTGTTGAAGGCTTATTAGATTTTGTCCATGAAGGAAGAATACATGCAGATATTAATCAAATTAGATCAGATCAAGGGGGAACGGTTACTGGAAGGTTCTCAATGTCTAATCCTAACTTACAACAAATTCCATCTAAAGGAATCATCGGTAAAAAGATGAGAGAACTTTTTATACCTGATGAGGGCTGTGTGTGGGGATCATTCGATTACAGTCAACAAGAACCACGGATTGTGGTCCACTATGCTTTAACTTTATATCCTTATAAGAATCCTGATATTGAGATGCCTAATAATTTAAGAGAGAGTTTAGAACAGATTGAAGAGTCTTATAAAATATCCGATGTAGACTTTCACCAAGTTGTTGCAGACATGGCTCACATATCACGGACCATGGCCAAGACAATTAACCTAGGACTTTTCTATGGTATGGGTAAAATAAAATTAGCCAGCGAATTAAATTTAACTAAAGCTCAAGCTAGTGTTTTGTTTAATACTTATCATGAGAAAGCTCCGTTTGTTAAGAAGTTATCTCAGGATTTGATTGAGTTTGCAGAAGATAATAAACTATTATTTACATTGGGAGATAGATTTTGTAGATTTAATAAGTGGGAAACTAAAGACAGATCATGGAATAATACAATTAATAGATATGAGCCAGTTCCAATATTATCAGAAGATGACGCAAAGAGAGCTTTTAAAGCTGAATTATTAGATAAGTATAAAGATCACATAGCTGATAATTATATGGGCGACTTTACTAAACATTATAAACCTGCATTTACTTACAAAGCTTTGAATAGGTTAATTCAAGGTAGTGCGGCAGATATGACTAAGAAAGCTATGGTAGACTTATACGAGCAGGGAATTTTACCACAGATACAAATACACGACGAGTTGTGTTTGTCTATTGATAGCGAAGAAACTGCTAAAATAGTAAAAGAAACTATGGAGAATGCTATTCTTCTTAAAGTGCCTAACAAAGTAAATTACAAATATGGTAAAAATTGGGGGTCAATAAAATGAGCCTATTAAAACAAATTGATAAAGCTGCAATAATGTGGAATAAGACTAAAAATCCTATTTACAAAGATTTATGGTATAATCTTTTAAAAAAAATAAAATATGTCTTACCTAAATGCTAATATCCCTGTACAATACGCACAAATAAAAAAGGAGTATTTATATGATCTTAAAAAACATCATGGAGAAGTTGAAGACTGTATTATCTTCGGTATTACATCACTTACAGGACGTGCTATATTATGGCATGCCATCATGGAAAACGGTGCGATCTTTTATCGCCTACCCTTATCGGCTTTTATTCAACGTGGTTTTCAACCACAAACTGTTCCCATTAAAAGACTTGATGAACTGGAATTGTGGAATAGTTTTTCTTATTACCCTGCTATTACTAATTGGGATATTTTAAGCGCTTCATCCGGAAAATATATAGGTAAAGACAAGAAGTGGCACCACGGAAAATATTTATTTACCATTGACTGGGCTCACCCAGATGCTAATGTACTTAACTCTGATCATTCAGAAATTCCGCATGAACATAAATGCGCTCACATAATTGCGTTAGACGACGGCAACTATGCGGCTCAGCCAAACAACAGATGTATATGGGATCTGCCTTCATTTACAGTTAAGGATAATATTCCTGACTGGAAAGTACAAACTTCAACATGGGATGTTGAAGATTCTGGAAAATGGAGAACAGAAAATACTGATAACTATTTTTATAAAATAGAGGAAAAAACAAATGGAAAAAAAGATTAAAAATGAATGTAAAAAATGCGGTCATGAGTGCCATTGCCTGGATGTTCTCCACACAGATGTGTACGGTATATGTACTTGTGATACTTGTGAGTGTGATGACCCTAAAAATTCTGGGGAGGAATGTTTGTCATGTCAATAAAGGAGAGC